ATATACTACTGAAGGCTTAGAATTTAAACTAAATTCGATTATTGAAGGGTTTCTTGAAAAACCAAAAGATATCAAATTTGAAAAAGTAGGACCTTCAATTTATTTTACAGATGATAAAGATACCAAAAAACTAAAATATGAACTTGGTGAAGATATGATAGAAAATTCAAATTTTTCTTCATTTGTTGAAAATATTCGTGAAGAATATCGTACACTTGAAGTTGAAGATTTTCTTCTCTATAAAAAAGACCCTGAAGCATATGAAAAGAAAAAAGAAGAGCAGTATAAACAAGACCAACTCGACACTTGGGAAAGATATAAGATACAACAAAAAGAATTAGAAAAATCTAAAAGAAATGCAATTAATGAATATAACGGAGATTTAGCAAAATTATTCAAAGAAAATCTTCTTCACACAATTATTAAACAGGATAAAAAATTCAATTTAAAAAATCCATTTTCACAATTAGTATATTCAACGCTCACAAACGATGAAGAACAAGGTAAACTTTGGCCTATGCGCAATGAACAATCAATTACAGGAAATGATAAATTTGATCCGATTGAAATTGATGGCAATTCTATGACAATTTTACTTGCAGATAGAATGTCAGATTCTCACATAATTAAATTTAAACTTATTGGGTCAGAACTCACTATTGATTATGTGGTTAATGATATTGAGAAAGACACTAAACATATGACTGATTATGATTTTCTAATGAAAGTTTATAATTTTGATATTACACCAAAATTTGATGATTGGGTAAATATGTATGAAAATGAAAAATTGGATGCTGTAGTTGATGAAATTATCAAACTTGATAAAGAAGAAAAAAAGCAAAAAGAAAAAGAAAAAACTGAGATAGTTGATTCTTCAAACGCTAAAGCTTTCTTTATTATTGATAACTATGAAATTCAAATTGGAAAAACTCCTGATGTTATTGGGGAAAACATCTCAGATGATTTATTTAACGTTGTTGAAAATAAATTGACCGAATTAGAAATTAATTTTAAAAGAGGTGAAAATTTAAATAATGTAGAATTTATTGAAACTATAACACCTAAACAAATTGAAAAAATATATAAGCATCTTATTGAAAATGGATATATGTTAGATACATATAGGCAAAAAATAGAATTTCATTTTATGGATTTAAGAAAACCCTCAAAATCAAATAATTAAAAATTAAAAAAAATACATTAAAATAGTTTTTTTATAAGAAAAACTTCCATACTTTTGTCAAATATTAATTAAGAAAAATAATAAATAAAAAATAACTATGGTACAGAAAATGAAAAGAAAAATGGCACAACCAAAGCAAAGAAAGATTACTGACAATCCAGCAACTCTCAAAGGTTTTAAAAATCTTTCAGAACGTGAAAGACGATATTTCAGAGTTATGTATTCCAAATCTGGTGTACTCTTTATCACATCACCTCCAGGTATTGCAAAATCAGCAGTCGCAAGATCAATTGCAAAAAAATTAAATATGCAATATTTTGATATCCGTCTTTCTATGGTTGACGAAACTGACGTTGGCTTATTTCCTGTTGTTTCCTCAGTAACTATTGACGATTTTGAAAATCTTGACGGATTTGGTGAAGGACTCATAACTAGAGTTGATCCAAAAAAATCAAAATCTGTTGAAATTAAAACTTTAACTCACGTTGTTCCAGAATGGGCTATTAAAGCAAATATGAAACCAACTCTTATTCACTTTGAAGAATTAAACCGTTCAACACTACAAGTGAGAAACGCAGCACTTCAATTGCTTCTTGAACGTGAAATTGGAGCTTTCTTCAAATTTAATGACTCAGTATATATGATGTCTTCAGGTAACCTTGGTGAAGAAGATGGAACTGATGTTGAAGAATTCGACCAGGCGCTAAATAACAGACTTATTCATTATACTCACGATATGCCATTTCCAGAGTGGAAAAAAGAATTCGCTGATGAACATGTTCATCCAGTTGTTGTAGGTTTCCTTCGTGCAAATGCACAATATTACTACAAAAAACCTGACGAAAGAACTCAGAACAACAAAGCTTATGCTACACCACGTTCTTGGACTTTCCTTTCTGATTATATCTTTGCTAATTATGGCGAATGGGAAGAAAAATTAGATATGAATAGCAATCCAACAGGTGAAATGATTCGCAGATTTCCTCATCCAAATGTATGGTTAAATGACATTCAACACATTGGGCACTCTTTCGTTGGAGCTCCTAACGCAAGGTTCCTAAGGTATGTACAAGACACTTTAAAAATTTCCCTTATTGATGTTCTTGATAGATTTGATGATATTGAAAATGATATTAAAGAATTCACACGTGATAAAAAATCAGAACTTCTCACAAACATGAAAGAGAAAAAAGTTGCTGAATTAAAATCACATCAAGTTGATAACCTTGTTAGATTCCTAATGACAGTATCAGATGATGAAGTTGTAGGATATATCCTTCACGTACTTGATATGGAATATAACTTGTCAGATACTACAAAAACCAACAAAATGGGAGAAAAGTTTTTGGCTGACAAAAGATTTGAAAGATTCCGCGCAACTATCTACGGTCACGTTGATGATGAAACCAAAAAAGATGAAAAAAAGAAATAAAATTTCTTTTGTAGTTGAAACAAAAAAAGAGGCTCAATTTTGAGCCTCTTTTTTTATATATTATACTTTTCTGCTGTTTTGCGAACTTTTGTGTTATGAAGAGCAATTAAATAATTATTATATTGCTTAGGTGATTCTTTTTCAATTAATTCTAATATTTCATTTTTGTGTGGATTATTACTTATACATTCATCAAATGTGCTTTCTATATTTGGATGGTTAATGGATATTAGACTTAAATCAACACCAGAATTTAAAAATTCTTTAATGATTTTTAATTGTAATTTTGTGTTGATATTCCAATTATCAATAAAAGAATAAAATATTGGTATTGAATAACCACTAATTTCAGAAATATGATTAACGTTTGCCCCATTTTTTATTAACTTTTTTATGAAATTTATATCAGGAGCCTTTTTAGATATTTCTGACGATAATGGGGTATTCCCATTAGTGTCTACTTGATTTATATTATAATATTTTAATAATTCATCACGTATAATATTTTTACTATTAGAATATGACACTTTCATATATGCTCCTGGTGACACTTTATAGCCAGATTTTAAAATTCTTTTAGTTAATTTCAAATCAACCTTTTTAATCGCATAAAGCATTAATGCGTCAGCCTCATCATTATTTATTTTAATATTTAAACTATTATTTTCAAATAATTTTAAGTATTTCATAAGTTATATATAATTTAAAATTTTATTTTTTCTTTAAACAAAAAAGAGGCTCAATTTTGAGCCTCTTTTTTTATTTCATCCAATTTCATTTTTCGTTCTTGTTTTAATAATTCAGTAATAGCAAATCCATAAGCAATACAACCAAATCTAACATCATCACCAATATCATCTTTACCTGTTGTTTTCTTTTCATCATCAATACAAGTTAATTCTATACCATCTTTACATATATGAAACGCCCATAATGGCATCACGATCAAATTGTCATCCCAAGCATTAAATCCTAATCCAACCAATTCTTCTTTTGTAAATTTTCTCCAATCAACATCATTTTCATCTGTGAATTTGGTATATGCTTCACGGATTTCTTTTAATTTAAAATCGTCACTCCAACTTTCATAACCAAATGCCATCGCATTTGTGTTCATTATATAATTTTTATAATTATTAATTATTTTAACTTCATTACGCATCTGTTTTAATTATATTTTTTATAAGATTTCTCTTCCACCAATGAACTACCTTCACTAATGTTTATTCTCTTTTTAATTTCGGATCTCACATCATTTGTGATATAAACACTTCTTGCCAATTCTACAAATTCTTCGTCAAAATTCTTCTTTCTTTCCTTATCTCTTATATCATCTTCTATCTTCCAAAGTTTTCTATTTACAGCTAATAAATCCTGATAATCATTATCTTCTTCAAAAATATCAATTTCATTTTCCATTATCTTCTTAAGTTCAATATATTCTTTTCTAATATTTTTAGTTTTGTTCTTATCTTTTATGTTCTCAAGTTTTATTTGTAAAATAGTAACCTTATCAACTATCTCACCTTTTGAATTTGGAATATTTACTAAATTGTTCTCTTTTTTATAATTCAATATTTTGTATTATTTTTTCAATCGGAACATTTACCCCAACCACAATCCAAACATGTTTTACAACCCCCATTATATGTCAAATTTGAACTACCACATTCTGGACAAACATCACCAACAACAACAGAATCTTTTATCCATTTTTTCAAAATTCTTTTAACACCTGATTTCCAAGTTCCAAAATTAAGTTCTTCTTCTCCATTAGTTGACATGTTCATACCATCTACAATATTTAACACGCTTGGTAAATGTAACTTATGTCTCAAAAAAGCAGATAACATTTTAGAATAATTCCAAAATTCACGATTAAACGCTCTATTTAAACCTTGCATTGTTACGATATAACCATCTCTATCTGTATATTCAAAATCATATCTCTTATGCATAATACCGTCACCGTTTTTTTCTTTAATTTTAATAATGGTGCCATTTTCCACATAATTTGGGATTTGAAAAGATTCAGCTAAACCAGTAAACAATTCATATGGATATTTTTCTCCTGATATTGTATCCTCATCAATACCTAAGAAACCAATCCATTTCTCTTTATTATTGGTAAATCTTATAATCTCACTATCTAACCTTTTAGGTCTACGTCTTGCATTATTTTCCCTCATTTGTTCTTCAAGACTCTTCTCATCATGTGAAACAATAACACCTTGACGAGACCCATCACGATAAACAGTTATACCTTTACAACCTGATTTCCAACCAGTTTCATATACCTTAGATACCATCTCTTCTGAAGCGTCAGAAGGTAAATTTACAGTTACAGAAATTGAATGATCTACATATTTCTGAACTTCACCTTGCATACGAACTTTTTCAACCCAATCTACATCTTTTGATGTTGCTTTATAATAAGGAGATTTTTTAATAATATCTTTTAACTCATCTTCTTTCATTTTTTTAACTTCAACAATATTATATCCGTTAATTTCTAACCAAACTTGAAATTTGTGATGAAACACATTATATTCTTCCCAATGTACACCTTTATCATCAATAAAATCGCTTCTAGAATCTTTATCATTAGGATTAATTTTTCTTCTTCTCTTATAAGAAACTAAATATACAGGCTCAATACCTGATGTTGTTTGTGTACAAATAGAAACAGAACCAGTTGGTGCAATTGTCAATAATGCGATATTTCTTCTACCATTCTTTAATTTCTCAACTAATTCAGGAGCATCATTTTTTAATCTAGAAATAAAAGGATTATTGATTTCTTTTTCGTAATCATAAACAGGAAAAGAACCTCTCTCTTCTGACATTACAGTAGACGATTTATAAGCATTTATTGCAAGTATTCTATGAACATTAGTTGAAAATTCTGTTGCTGGTTTAGTACCATATCTTAACCCAAGAGCAGCAACCATATCACCTTCAGCCGTTACACCTAAGCCAGTTCTTCTACCTTTTTCGGACATATCTTTAATTTTTAACCATAAATCAGTTTCAGTTCTTTTAATATGTTCAGGTTCTGGATCTGTTGTAATTTTTTCTAAAATTTTATCAATTTTTTCAAGTTCTAAATCAATAATATCATCCATAAATCTTTGTGCATATTGAACATGTTCAGCAAATAATTCTTCATCAAAATATGCATCTTTTGTAAATGGAAATACCACATATGAATATAAATTAATTGCTAATAATCTACATGAATCATAAGGACATAACGTAATTTCGCCACAATTGTGAACTAACAAACCATTAGCAAAAAAATTATGATTATCATTTATTGTTAAATCATAAACATCATCATTTCGTTTTATGTTAATTTTTTTTATTTTTGTTTCACTCAGTTTCATTTCATTTTTTATTTTTTTCAATTTCAGATATTCTTATATCTTTCCATTTTTGTAATTCCTTTTTATACGTTGTCTCACAATATGGTTTTATATTTTCTATTAGTATAAAATCAATATTTTGGTTTTTCATTTGTTTCATCAACACTCTAAATTTCCAAACTTTATCTTTCCAATAACCCTTCAACTCCACTATCTTAGACAATTTCATTTTTTCATCATATATAAAAAAATCTGGTCTATATTTTTTGTCTTCTACATTAAAAACGAATTTTTCAATATCCCAAATAATTTTATTTTTATTTAACCATTTAGCATAAATATATTCCCACGAACTCCTCAACCACACATATTTTTTTAAAGATTCATTATAGTAAAAACCTTGAACTCCTCGTATTGTTTTATTTTTAATTTTCAATTTTTGTTGAACATCATCAGAAAATGCACCAATATTATTTTCTTTTTCATAATTTGCTTTTTCTGTTCTAAGTCTTCTTAAATTGTCTGTAATGTCATTATGTTTTCGTAATTTTATATTAAAAATATTAATTAAATTGTGTCTGAACACGGTCGGAGTAGTATTCAATTTGAAATATTTAATAAAATACTTTATTCCAAAACCTTTTTCATAATAAAAAAAATCTATTATTTTTTTTGTTTCTAAATATCTATAATCACATATTATTTTTTCTTTATCATGCGATTTTATATTACCAATTTGTATCATCATTTTCCTTTCATAAATATCGGAAAGTAAAGATTTCATTTGTGTTAAGTCCATAAATCCTTGTGGTTTTTATACTATATATAAATATAAAAAACACAAAAATTTCTAGTCTTCAATTTCAATTAAAGTGTCATCTATAGATAATTGTGATGCAATAATCCAACCTCTTTCTTTCGAAAAAACTTTATGGTCTGGTGTTAAAGATATATTCTTTCCATTATCTAATTCTAATTCAATAATATTTGCATTTTTCTTGGATAATACCGCATTATAAACTGATTTAATTTCAATATCTTCCGTGTTCTCATTATAAGAATACACACCAAAATCTTCACCATTCTCAAATCTTTCAACAATATCTTTAATTTCTAAATTCCCCTTTGTTGTTTTAATTATAGTATCACCAACTAAGCAAGGATTTGTACTAACTGTCTTAAAACCATGCTCTTGATAACAATCTGGAACTGATTCTTTCATAATTGTATCCCAAAATAAAACACCAGGTTCTGCTGATTTCCAGGCATTATGTACTATTTTATCCCAAATAGGTTTAGCTTCTACCTCATTTGCAAATTTAGGAGTTTTTGAATCTATTGGAAAACTTTGAGTATATTTTTTATTTTTACTCACAGCTGCCATAAAATCGTCATGTATTTTTATAGACACATTTGCACCAGTTATTTTACCTTCTTGCATTTTTGCGTCTATAAAACCCTCACTATCAGGATGTTTCACACTTATTGTGAGCATTAATGCTCCACGTCGACCATCTTGTGCAACTTCTTCAGTTGTATTTGAGTATCTTTCCATAAAGGGTACTATTCCAGTAGATGTCAATGCTGAATTTTTAACCTTCATACCTTTTGGTCTAATATGTGACAAATCATGACCTACACCACCTCTACGTTTCATTAATTGTGCTTGTTCTTGATCTGTTAAAAATATACCACCATAAGAATCAGCCTCATTACCAATAACAAAACAGTTAGATAATGATACTGTTTGTCTATCATTACCAATACCAGACATAGGAGAACCTTGTGGTACGATATATTTAAAATTTTTAATTAAATCAAAAATTTTATCTTCACTTAAAGGATTTGGATATTTTTTTTCTATTCTATGCAATTCGCTAGCAATTCTTTTATGCATATCATTAGGAGTTTGTTCATAATATACTGTATTATCATCCATCCTACCATCTATAGTATCTTTTAAGGAATACTTATTAATCCAAACATCAGTCGCTAATATATCTCCTTTGAAATATTCTAATGTAGACTTATATACATCTTCTCTCTTGTGCATCTTTTATTTTTATTTTTTAAATGAAGTTAATGTTATTTAAATTATCTAAATAACCACTTTGTTTTAACTCAAATATTATTTGAGTAGCATATTCTTTATCAAGTAATTTAAACATATTAAAAATGTTATCAGTAAAATAATAAGAAAGCTCAACAAATATTTCAGATTTTGAATATTTGCGTCCTAAATTATCTAACAACATTCTATAATAATCATTAAATGCTTGTCTGTTAGGTTTTCTTCTATTTGATGTAAAATCAAGTTCAGTATTATCTTGCAATAAAACATAAACGTCATTAGACAACCCTAATCTATTAACATATTCAGAATTATGTTTACTTTCAAACTCGTATGCAGAGCCAGCCTCAATAGGAAACCCATCTGATGGACTATAATCATCAGTTGTATAATAAAGTTCTTCAGTTTCTTCTTCTACTTTACCTTTAAAAATTGTGTCCCTTTTTAAACTATGTTTTCCTTCAATCTTATGGTTATTAGTATTGAATTTAAACATTATATCAATTTCATCTTCATTAGAATTTGATTCTTCTTCATCTTCTTCAGAATTAGATTCTTCATAAGATTCATCTTTATCAAGTTCAGATTCTTCATCATCTCCCAAATCTAAATTTTCATCTAAACTTAAATTTTCATCTTTTTCTAATTTATTTAATTTTTTTTTATTCATTAAATTGTCTATTGTTTTACACCAGTAAGTTGATCATTTTCCATAGTTAAAAATTTAGTATTGAAATCAAATCTTACTTGTTCTTCTTTATGTTCACCATCTCTCAATTTTAATATTTTTAATCTGTAAATATTTTGTCTTTTCATTTCAGGATTTCTTATAATTCCCCAAACAGAATCTGCAGTATCTGCAATAGCCTTACTTTCAGGAATATCAGCTAACTTAATATCTGAAGCTCCCCATACAGCCTTATCCACTTGTGTTGCAGTAATCAACGCTACTTGATATTTATCTGCTATCCTTCTTAAACCTTCCGCTAAATGCTTACCTTTAAGATAAAGCATGTTCCCAGCATCATTACCTTTTTCAATCGACATGATATTAATATAATCAACTAACACCATGCCAACTTTTAACCTTTTTACTTCTTCAAATTTCTTTATATAATTATCAATATCTGTTATAGTGCAATCACTTGTATTATATTTCTTAACAAAAATTTTACCAGGCTGTGAATCAAAAAGATCTCCAACAGTTGATTGGGATTTCAAATTATTGATTCTCTGTTTCATAAACACAGAATCTTTTGATTTTTCATCATACTCATCAATATTTATTTTTAATCTCATAGAACCAAGTCTTTTCATTACTTTTTGATTTGTCATCTCTAACGTTATCATTAAAACATTGGTTCCAGCATTTGCAGCATTAACTGCAATATTATGCAACCACATACTATTATGACTTAATATATCTCCACTATAAAATCTATGATTCTTATCATTTAACTGCAAATCAAACATGTTAGATTTTTTTTCTGATTTATAACATTCTAAAACTTCCTCCAACCCAGTCTTTGTTAAAATATAGTCTCCCATTTTTAAATCTTTTACAAAAAATTCTGTAAAATCATTATCAATAAAAATTATATGAGTATCAGCACAAATAAGTTCATAATTCTCAGTTCTTAATACCCATTCTTCATATTCAATAGTTTTACCAATTGCTTTTATATCTGACCAACCTTCATCTGTTTCAACTTCCCAATCATCTAATTCTATTGTATCTATAAATTTTCTTTCAAATTTCATTTAATTTTTTTAATTTTTCAAAAAATTAACACATTTCTGTATTACTTTTTCTTTATTTTT